GGCAACGGGTGTCTAAGATGAGGTTGAACGGGTCAGCAGGGATCAGTTTGTTCCCAGTCTGCATCTGAATGCCACTGTCCACACTGCCATCATCAGCCACAGCCTGCACAGGCACCGGCTCGTTAACGTAGTCAATGAACAATCCACCCAAGTTCCCAACAAAACCGCGGGTAAATGCAGTCTCGATTGCAGTGCGATGGTCAAATCGCTGTCCTTCTTTCACCAGCTCTGCGGCAATAGCATTGGCCTGTGCCTGCTTATTCGGTTCGGAACTGGCAACCCATATCCCGTCCTCTACCGTGATGGTGTTGGTCAGGAATGCGATCGCGTTCTCTAGGTGGGACTTGGTTACCTGCGGATTTACCGGCGGAGGTGCAGTCGGATGTCCGTCCTTCCACTCTGCCAATAATTGTAAATCGGTCGTGGATAGCTTTACCACGCCATTGTATTCCTTCACAATTGCAGTTAAGTTTTCCCGTCTACCTTTCAGGGTCTCATTAAAGAACCGTGTCAGGATATCAAGGCAGTACTTCTGCAAATCGCACTTGCCAGCAGGATCCATTGTGTTCAGCAAATGGTCTTTATGGTACAGTGTATCACCAGGCAGTCCGGACTGCACAGGTTCTACTTTCTTCTTGTTAATATTAACTCTTCCAGCCATTTTATAGCTCCTTGTTATAACAACCCACTAGCGGGTTACTATATTTATAGCACAACCCGCTAGCATTGTCAAGTGTTATTTTAATTTTTCTTGTAGGCAATCGGCAAATAATCCGCGATGTTCTCACCAGTTCCACTGCCCTTCGGCACGTCCAGCATATCGTATCCTGTTACACTGCCCAGTCCCATCTCATCGATCATTCTAAGCAGCGGGTCACCCACCGACTTCCTCATCAGATGCCGGTAGTTCTGAGCGGCGAGGGTAATCATAGCGTGGCAATCCACAATATCATCGTGCACGGAGTTCTTATTGCTGGCCAAACTAACCTTGTTCAGCTGATCTATCACAAACCACTGGTTCCGAGCTAGGCGGTAAGTGTGATTGCGTAGCATACTAATCCAGCTGTTAATCCGGACTATCTTACTAGCCCGCGACTGTATCGGCTTTACCTTTATTCGGTTTGTCAAGCCGCGTTTTGCCAGCAGCATGTCCATAATCGGCAGCAGAGCTTTCTGATAAGCAATTGCTTCAATACAAATCAGCGGAAGCTGCCAATATAAAGATAACTCGATAGCCTTATTCAGCAGTGCAATCGGATCCATGCCCTTCCGGTGGAAGCAATAGCAACTGTTCCACGCCCCTTTGTGCCAGCCGTGCACTACAATTGCACTCTCATCTGCCCGTAAACTGTCACTAATGGCCGGGTCTATCGTGATACAGCCGTATTCTATGTCATCTGGATACAGTTCCTGCCGGTATTCTATGTCCGATGGGCTAAGCAGTCCCATATCGTCATCGTCCACGCGGCTCATTTTCTGTGCCAGCCACGTTGCCTTCAGTCCCATCTGGCAATATTGTTTGAACTCTGCCAGCAGACGGTTAAGAGGGAACCGTTCCGGCCACAAGCTAGTGCCATCTTCCTTAATTGCCGACAGTACGATACTGTGCCAATCAGAGAGTTGTGGCAGTTCAGCTATCAGGGACTGTTTCTTGTTCATGTTCCCAATGTACACAACCCTCTTATTGTCTTCGTCCATCAAAAACAGCAGTGTTTCGAAGAACCACGTCTTAGTATCCTCGTAATTGTCCTCAGTATCACTATCTTTTGCCTGCTCAATATCGTCACAGATGATTAGATTTGGACGCATATTGTGCACGTTCATACCTTGCAGGGCACTGTCCCGGCCGCGTGCATATAGAATCTTATACTGTCCGTTCTGCACGAACTCATATTCCCCGATACCATCGCGGCTCACGATCTCTTCCACCTTCCCGTACAGCTGTTGGAAGAACTGCGAACATATAATGCGGTAGATTTCACGGGTACTGTTAACCGCATCTTTGATGGTTTTGTTAACTACAACCACGAACGGGCTGCTATTCTCCATCAGAACCTTGGCTGCAGTAGCACGTGCAATCATGGTCTTAGCATGACCACGCGGACAAACACAAACAAGGTTCTGAATAGCTGGGTCACACATTGCGTTGAGCAGTTCGCAGTGAAAATCCGGAATATCTTTAGTTAGATCAGGATAGCATTTAAGGAGATAGAACCGCTGGTTAACCCTGCACAGTTCCCGCGCCTCGGCTACCGTGCCGGTTATAACCTCTTCTGGCGTAGCGGCCAACTGTATCTGGGACTCTTCTACGGTAGCACTGGTAGTATCAACGGAGGATAGTATTGCTTCTGGCGGTGGTATACTCATCTCAGTCCTCCTCCATGTCAACAAAAGCCCTCATCAAAACCTCATCGGCTCCGTCTGTCTCTCCGGTTCCGGTTCCGTCAATATCGTTCAGCATAGCATCCGTGATAACAATATCCTCGGCATGGTAGCTGGGCTTGGGACGTGGAACAGGGTTGTTTATAGAGGGATTATAGGAATTTACATACGCAGGCGGGTAGGCGATCTTCGAATCCTGCTGTTCCGCCTTCGGCTCTATTTTATCGTTAGCGGTAGCGTTAGCGGTAGCAGTGGATTGCATCAACTGTTCCCGGTCCTTCGGACGCAGTTCCTTGTTGGCAGGGTTATAGCCCAGTGCAGCCTGCATTAACCGGTCAGTGTCCAGTCCGTTGGTAACGCTCTTGCTCTCGCCGTCAAACTCAATAATCCGTTCCCGTATCGGCTGTGCCTCGATGGCCTTCTTCAGCACGTCTGACAGGTTGATAACGATTTGAGTGTTGGCAGTGAAGGCGGTCTTCCGTTCCTGTTCCATCTTCCGCTCTTCCTGCCGGACTTTAGTGGCGTACTTGAGGGCGTCCAGCACGAACTCCGGACTGCACAGACCACTAGATATGTTGCGCATTGTGGCAGTCAAGGCCTGCCTCTCAAGGGATTTGATACTGATATCAACCTCTACAGGCAGCACCTCGGCCGTGGCCTTAGCCTTGTCAAAGGCTTCCTTATACAGCTCGGTGTCCTGCAGCTGGTCCCATTCCAGTTGCGTCAGGGCGGCAATGGTCTTCAGGTTATCGTCGCTGACACCGTTAACTTTGAGCTTGGCCAGCTTCTCGGCCAGCCTTTTCTGTTCATCTTCATTTGTCGGTATTGGCATTGTCTTAACTCCTCTGCTCCGCCAGGGCTTCGCCTTCAGGTTCCTATTGCTCCTCTTGGTTAGTTGGAGGGATTATAGGAGGTATTGAGGAACTGCTATAAACTGCTACACGTTTCCAAGTCCCTTCGGGACGGTCTAGCCGGCGGTGGTAATCTTCTTGATAGCAGCATAGCACATCTGGCCGGCCGTTGTCAAGTGTTATTTCCATTATTTCTGCTTAGCTCGGCTCCGCCTGTTCCTAGCTTGTCCTGTTATAGCTAGCCGGAGGCTTTGGTGAGAGCTGTTGCCGAAGGCTGGGAAAATTTTTGGGAAAAATTTTGGGAGGCATAATATGTTAGCCCGCCCATTGCCCATAAAAATGGGGGTACATACCCCCATCTCTAAAAGTAACCGTAAAACTACCAGCTAGCACTAAGCATTAACGGCTTGCCCCACTGTCCAAAGGTTAATGCTCTCTAACGTTTCAATGTCAGATAAACCGCATTCCTTGCCCTTTGCTAAAGCTGTTGCAAGCTGGACATTCTTATGACTGTTTAAGAAAGCTATGAAGTTAGCTTTAGGCGTAGGTTTGCTTTGTGCTTTCTCAAACTCTTTAACATTGAAGTATGTTGCAAAGCTTTCCAAAATTGATTTGGCTTTGCTGTAGTCCCCTTTCAAACGGTTCTCTGTAACGTATTCGATTTGTCTTGCTAAACTTCTCTGACAATCGTTATCTACTCTCACGGTCTTAATATCGCAAAGTAAAGTGATATAAGCTGTTAGTAAGTACTGGCTTTCGGTAGTCAATTCTTTAAACTGGCTAGCTATTTCAATAGCTTTCGGATTCATTTCTTTGTTGCCGTTATTCAAAGACTTCTTTTCGTTAACTGTAAACATTGTAGTTTCCTTTCATCTAATCATATTTAAAAGTGAATCCCTATTTAGGGAATCGAATCGCATTGACTCGACAACCGCTATTATAGGCAATTAGAAAATGATTGCAACAAAAATCGACACCAGAAATGAAGAAAATTATAAGTCGTTGATTTTATTGCATTTTATTTTTGCTGTTTTTGCCTGTTTCGCCATGCAATCTGAAATGTTCTGTTTCTGTTCACAGATTCAAGCCTAGTATAAATTGCCTATTTTTTAAGCATAGTTTTAATAGTTTCGTTTTTCAGTTTGCAATCCCTGATTGTCCCTTTCCTTGTCCTCTTTGTCCCTCTGATATGCTTTCCCTGTTTGTCTATTTGTCTAATTCCCACTAATTCCCACTAATTCCCACTAATATTTTTGTCCATTCCGGCTATTTTGTCCAAAATCTAGGTATATTATGCTTGCCTCCCGTTACCGTGTGTTACCATTACACTAGTGCTAACTTATATTATGCGCGCCTCCCGTTATCTTGCGCTATTTTCTACCACTTCTTACCACCAAACTAACATTACAAGGGTATTGAAATAGGGCTAAAATGACAAAAGTTGTAAAATATTTCTTCTACAATACTATGTAATATGTAAATTTACATTTTACAAACACTTGCCGACCGTCTTATTCTACCGAACAGTTCCACTACCGTTATTCCTATCTTGCTATTTCTACCGCTAATCCTACTGCTAGTGCTACTGCTAATCCTACTCTGTTACATCCGCCCGCGCCTATGCGACCTGTTCCTATGTTCTGTTTTCTTTCTTTGCTTCTTTCTTTCTTTCCCAAGCTTTCGGTGACATATAACCTTTTTCATACTTGACAAGCTGAAAGCCGCTGTTTTCCTCGGTTTTTAAATATGACTTAAGATATACTTGACAAGCTCTTTCGGTCTGGCTATAATGGGTCTGTTCGTTGCGAATCAGAGCTTGAACGCAACTATATAATATATGATTAGCGGAGGAATATATAATATGGCACTAGTAAAACGCTACTATAAAAACAAGCTACCGCCTAAAGTTATCAAGCTAGTTGAATGGCTTATAACTTCAAGCCATTTCTGTAATCACGATAGCTTTGATGATATAAATGGTAGGACGGAATTCATATCATTACAACTATCATTTAGTATAATCATGATAATTATAGACAAGACTAATGACGGTAACATAGTATTTCAACTGGAGGTAGAACATGAATAAGTTCCATTACGCTATCGCCTTTACCGTAATGTTGTTAGGATTTTTGCCTATGGCTGATACAGCTTTCAGGACTAGCGAATATATCCCGTTAGTAGATTACATCATAGCTATGGCAGGCTTCCTGTTAGCCTGCCATATCACGGAAACCCATATAACCAGCAAGGAGTAAACCAATGGACGAAACATTATCAGGAATATATGACAAGCTAACAACAGTATGCGACCACGCTATATGTTGTGCTAGTATGGTAATGCTAACTGCGCTACAGGAACCAAATACGGCTAAAGAACACGTCGCAGTAGAAGGTATGATTAAGATAATTAAAACTGCCGTTACTGAAGCAGAACAGGAGCTAAAGGATTATGATAACAATAAACCTTAGCCCCTCCCAGTATCGGGTAGTCCGTAGTGGCAGTGCAGGCGAGTGTAGCAGTGCAGTTACAGATACGGCTAGAGCCTCTCGAATGTCGCAAGCTACCGCTCCTACTGCCAAGGCTACGCCAACTGTTCCACCTGCCACCACTACCACCGCTACCACCCGCCTGATATACGGTATAGTAAACTTAGCCCTGCTAGCCGTATCAATCTATCTTTTATGGGCTAACTTATAACTAGTCAAAGGAGAATTAAATATGACTAACGATACAAACACCAACCCCTCCGCTATAGCTAACCCCGAACAGGATAAAGCTAAACTGCATTTCATTATCGCTACACACTTTCCTGATAACGATAGCAACTATTTCTATGATAACTGCCAATCAGGTCGCCTTCTAGGTTTATCAGTAGAGGAAGCTACCAAAGTGCGTAGCTGTTACCAAGCTATCCGCGATAATAATCTGCTCCCGTTATTCTGGCAGGAATTTAAAGCCTACCGCCAGACTGTTAAAGACCGTTACCGTACCAATATCAACGGCAAGTCCCGTCCTAAACGTTGGTGCAGAGACGATGTAGTCCACTCAGATAGCCAGCCAAACGTCTGGAAATGGGACGCTATCACAGTTCTAATAGATCCTGCCGCACGGCAAATAAAAATAGTGGACACTACCACTGCACTCTATCGTTATAACTTCCTGCTAGATTACAGTTGGAATCCAGTTCCCACTACCCGTCCCAGTTTATCGGAGTTAAATCGAGTTAAGAAAGCCTTGCGTAATAAAGGCGTTATTGCTATGGTAAACAAGGCTATCTCCGAATTACGCTAACGCTAGCAAGGAGTATCAGAATATGACTAGTATATACGACAAAGACCCACTAACGGTCTACTGTTATCTTACAGCTCTACCACTATTTGAGTTAGACGATAATACTATCGCCTACTACCAGTCACTCGATCCGTCTGGAACACGGTTAGAAAAGTTGTTAGCAACGGGCTATACCCATCCTGCTACACGCTTCCTAAAAGACGGCTATTTCCACCTAGCTGAAACGTGCCCGTCTATCTTCCTGTGCTGGCTACTGCACAAGTTCATTACTCTGCCAGTAGCACAGTACCCGTTAGAGTCCTACACTGCCCTTGAAGCTAGGGCTTTAGTATCACAGGATATAATCGGCTACTACGAGTCGGACTTGATAACAGATGAACTAATCGAAAACCTCATCAATACCCTGCAAGCCGTGCCGTTTGTGAATAACAAAGCCGCTTGCACTATCCAGTTATCCGATCCGAGTTCATTAAGAGTATCCGATATAGAGATGCTGATAGAGAAAACCAGAACGGAAGCTAGGAAAGTAGAAACACGGGACGTTATCCGTATCCTTAGCAACTACCAGATAGACTGGAAAGCCAACAATGAAATAGCCGAGTTCCTCTATCGTTACTGGAACAATAGCTGGACTGGCGACTATCGAGACAGCCCACGGGCTAAGATACGGAAAGAGGTTACCCGCCGCACTCGAGTTATCACGGCACTAGACCTTATCGACCCGTTCCCGTATGCTACCGAAAGCTTGCTATCAGCCACGCCTAAAGCTACCGTACAGTACAATCAAAGCAAGGCAGAAAATGCTAGCAACGCTTTGTTAGCGCTAGCTAACCTGCTATCGTCTGCCAAGAAAACTAGCTAGCAGTGCACTAGAAAATAGTTCTTGACAATTTCCTACCTGTATGCTATAAGTTATAGTATCAACTGAATGGACTAAGACGTTTGCATTAGCTAAGTAGCCCGTTCAGTTCTTATCACCAAACACTAACACCAACCTAAGGAGTTTATTATGACTGATGAAGTTAAAGAAAAGAAAGTAGCTGTTCGTAGCCTGTTGTTCGCTACCGAAGAAGAAGCCCTGAACCGTATCACGGAAAAGGAATATGAATATCCTGAAGATATGATGATACAGGAAATTCATACGGAACTGCCGAAGAAAGTCCGTGTCCAGTTACAAGGTAAGACGGTGGTAGGTATCGGCTACATTCCTGTAGCAAAGTTCGATCTGTCCGTCTTTACCCCCAAAGAAGACGAAACAGAAGAGGAAACTACCGCCAGAATGAAAATGGCGCAGAAAACGGTAGAGTTAATCGACACTATCTTAGAAAAAGAATCCATGCGGTTAGCCAAAGCCGACGTTTTCCCCTCCGATTTCGAATCATTCTTGGATAACTTGACGGCTACCCGTACCGCCGCCGAAATCACGGTTAAGGAAACGAACGAACTCATCAAAGAATGGTTGCGTGCTAACAATGCCGCCGCTAAGGAACATAAGAAACCTGTATTCTTTGATAGCCAGTCTAAGCTGTCTGAATGTATTAAATCTCGCGCTTCTAGCTTGCAGTTCTTCTCCAAATCCGCCGCCGAAAAGGTCGATATTTTGCTGAAGAAGTACTACGAAATGCTCCGTACGTTCTTCCAGTACAAAGAAAAATCTACCGCCGTGCTGGATAAATGGTGGAATAACCGTAACGCTGGTACGAAAGAGGAAATCGTTCTGGACAATCTGGACGACCTTATCTAATCCAGCTACTATCTTTCCCTACCCTAGTTACATATGACATATTAGGGCAGGCTAGCAATAGCTTGCCCTTTTATTTACCCTTAACCCTAGTATAAACACGGAGTATAATTAGAATGCCTACATTACAAGAAATAATTGAAGCTAAGAAAGCCGCCCTGCAAAAGCAAAAGGAAAAGGAACAGCGCAAGTTAGACAAGACTATCGTTAGTTCTTATGGATTTACTAACGTAGCTATTTCAACACAGAAAGAAGACAAAGTAGCAAGGAAGACAGCCGCTAGCGGAACGTTAGAAGAAGACCCTAGCGTTACAGGTATCTTGCAGACAAAAGACCTCGACGCTATTACACTTGACCCTAGCCAAGAGGACGCCCTGCAAATAGTGCAGTCTCATAAACAGGTAGCATTAACAGGGGCGGCTGGTACAGGTAAGACTACCATTGTTCGTGCCTTAATCCGCAAGTTCCCAAGTATCGTTCATGTAGAACACGCTAGAGCTGGCAGGTGCTTAGATACGTTCTTCGTTAGCTTGACGGGTAAAGCGGTAGCGCAAATGCGCTTAGTCCTACCAGCCGAGTATGCTAAGTCCTGCATGACTATCCATACTTGCCTTGCCGTCTATCCAGAGAACTATCAAGATGATAACGACAAAACTAAAATGCGCTACGTTCCGACTTACACTAGCATTAACAAGCTCCCGTGCAAGAGAATATTCATAGATGAAAGTACAATGTGCGACGTGCATTTATGGAACCAGTTACGAGACGCTTTGCCAGACGATTGTCAAGTGATATTTATAGGGGACATT